TTTGGTATAGAAAGTGTGGATCAAGAAAATGTATTTAATACGAGAGTGAAGGAACTCTTAGAACAACTAATAAAGATGCAAGACTATGAAAATCAGCATGCAGCACTATTAGATAATAAAGTGTTGGATAGAGTGCAAGAATTAGTAACAGAATCATATCGTTTGTGTAAAGATTATGAATGTCTCAAAACCAAACCCTCTTCACAGGGAAGTTGGGATATTTTAAAGACTGTTATGGAAAAATCTAGGTTACTTCATGCTAAATTGGTAGATGTGTGTGCCGCAAAAGACAAAGATAGAACAGCTCCTTTAGCTGTATTAATTCAGGGACAAACTGGCATAGGAAAGTCATATACCTCAGATTATATTATTAAACTACTAGCAAAGTACCATAATCGACTAGTAGAAGAGGGTACAATTGAGGGAAAATTATATGACCTAGATGACTTAGGTGACCTTAAATATACATTAAATCCTAGTAATGAATTTTACGATGGCTATAAACAACAATTCTCAGTAGTCATGGATGATTTTGGTCAAATGAAAGATTCTCAGGCGAAACCGAATGTGGAATTTTTGGAATTGATTAGAATAGTAAATGAGGCACAATATCCAGTTCACTCAGCACACCTAGCAGATAAAGGAAAAATTTATATGAGATCCAATTTTGTATTAGCAACAACGAATACACTTAGACACAATATAACATCAATTACATACCCAGCAGCATTGTACAGACGGTTTAAATATATCGTACGTCTAAGAGTGAAACCACAATATGCAAACCCCAATGGTTCGCTTAATTTACCCGCTTTGGGAGGTCGTATGCGAACTGATATTTACGATGTAGAGATCATGAATGGGGATGCTATTACTAACCCCAATGTACACGTACAAAGAAAGGGAGTGGTTTCATTCAAACAGTTCATCCAAATGATATATGTACAATATAAAGACACATTTTCACGAACACAGACATATAAGGCATTTATTACTGATCCAGCTAATTTTAATGTAGATCCAGATGAACAAAATACACGATTGTTGCCAGGTTTTCAAATGATGAGCGAAG